TGTAGGGGAGTGGGTAGATGACATTTATGATTATAATGATAAAGTCATGTTTAAAAACAGCCCTAGTAGGATAATATCCTCTGATACATACCCCTTAGATATAGATTCAATAGAGAATAAATGGATAAAAGATATTCTCAATGAGTCCTAGACTTAATAATCTAAAAATAGCTATAAAAGTACTCGAAACGAACCAAAAGGCGACTAAGAGTACTTCACTATGGCAAAGCTACGAAGATGAGTTAATACTCCTTCGTGAGAGATTGGAGAAAATGGAGCATGGCACAACCTAGCGAACAATTTCAAGGCGACATGAGCCGAAACGAGGTTGAAATAGACCTGAATAAATTCATGGCAATGGTTTCTGAAATAGGGGAATTAAAACAAACAATAATGGAAATGGAGAACGAAAGAGAGCCAGACAATCCATGGCAGAAAGCTATATGGTTTTCTCAAATGATTGATTCTTGGCGTATTTTTCCTAGAGCCTTCCTAAGTGTATATATGTACTTACTATACTATTGTACATTTTGGTTTATGGAACTAGAAGTACCTACATTAGAACAATCAGGGTTGATTTCTATTGTAGTCGGAGCAGGCGCAGCTTGGTTTGGACTATATGCAGGAACAGCTAAAGACAAAATTAACAGTAAATAAAGGGTAAAGAGAATGAATGTAATAGTATATAGTAAAGATAATTGTATTTTTTGTGAGAAAGCAATATCATTAGCAACAATGAAAGGGCTAGGCTTAACAGTTAAAAAGTTAGGTATAGACTTTGGAATGGAAGACCTCATGGGGCAATTTCCTAATGCTAGAACATTCCCTCAGATAGTCGTTGACGACAAAAGTATTGGCGGATACACAGAGTTCGCCGAACTAGTTAATGATTGAGATATTTAATAATGTCTTAACAGAGAACCACCGAGAACAAATCTATATGCACGCTGTCAATGCGGACTATAAAATAGGGTGGGGAGACACATCAACATTCGAGCATAGGCAGTACCCCTGTCTACACTCAGACATAAACAGAGCAGATTGGAGAGGATTAGATTTTGTAGATGGCATACAAAATGAACCTATGAAAGACTTAGTAAAAAACTTAGCTTTTGATAAAGCAGTTATAAACTTAGCTACTCCTTCTTCAATCCAGTTCCCTCATACTCATGGGGATTCCACAGTCATAACATATTATATAAACCCAGAGTGGAAAAAAGAATATTATGGCGAAACTATATTCTACAACGATTCAATGACACATTGTGTAGGCACAGCTTTGTACGAACCAAACGCAGCAGTAGTATTTGATGGGCATATTCCTCATTCAATTAGACCTGCTTCACACATAGCTCCAAGTTATAGGTTCAGTCTTTCGGTATTCTTCCGAAAAAGGAACTTCTTAGAAGAAGCAAAAAATAGTACTTGACATAGCCCTCAAATTTTAGTATAATACATTATGAATTTATTTTATTTAGACAAAAATTTAGATAGATGTGCAGAGTACCATGTGGACAAACACATTGTAAAGATGCCACTAGAAGTTGCACAAATCCTATGCACAAGTATATGGATTGACCAATTCCTAGGGTTTGTTCCCAGAGCGTTGAACAAAGAAGAAAGAGATGTACTTAATGAAGAAAAAGCAAAGATAAAACATCTAACGCCAGAAGAACGACCTATCACACCATATCTACCAATGATGTATAATCACCCATGTACTATATGGGCGCGTTCATCACTAGACAATCACGAGTGGACACATTGCTATGGCAATGCATTGAATGATGAGTATAGATACAGATATGGTAAAGAACACAAATCTATCGATCAAGTAGTAAATAAATTACCTGAGCCAGTTAATATGCAGAGAGTAGGCTTTACAGAGTTTGGTTTGGCAATGCCAGATGAACTAAAAGATTATGATAATCCTATACAATCGTATCGAGATTACTACCATCTTGACAAAGCAACTTTTGCTAGCTGGAAATATAGAGATAAACCACATTGGTGGAACGAGGACTATGCGGACTATGAGAGTCGTATTACAAGATAAACCCTATATATCAGTATATTTTCCTAGCAATATGACTCAGGAAAGTATAGACACTTGGTTAGCCAAGTGGTATTCATCACGAAATTTAACACATTAACAGGATAGAAATGTACGACAGACAACCAAAACAAACAAATTTTAATGACTACGCAAAGTTCGTAGTCAGCACTACATCAGCAGAAAGCCTAAGTACGCTTAAAATGGCTGAAAGACTAGTAAAACTAGGAGTAGAATCAGAGACTGAGTGGTCTCAACTGCTTACAGCATCTATAGGTATGCAAGCCGAATCAGGAGAGTTTTCCGAAATAATCAAGAAGATTATATTTCAAGGCAAACCTTATAACGAAGATGAAAGATTTCACTTAAAACGAGAGCTTGGCGATGTACTATGGTACTGGATTCAAGGTTGCACAGCACTAGGGTACACTCCACAAGAAGTAATGGATGAAAATATTAGGAAACTCGAGAGTAGATACCCTAACGGCTTCGAAGTAATTCGTAGTGAAGTAAGAAAAGAAGGAGACATATAATGATGAGAATATTAAATACACTTTTACATGACTATATAAATGACAATAGACATTGTCAAGTATGGTTAGATGAAGATGGTGTATTCGTTACAAGACACTTTGAAGGTAAAATGTGGGTTAAAGACATAACTCACTATGGACACAATGAACACTGGGCAGAAGATGCCGCAGACAACTGGGTAATGAGGATAAACTCATGATGGATGTATTTATGACAATACTTTTAATACCATTTTTTGCATTTAAGTATGCATTCTCAGTAGCCTTTTGGTTTTACGCAATAAACTTATTAGTAACATCAGACGCATGGTTTGATATGTCGAGGAAGATAAAAGACAAATGGCAATAGAATATAAATTTAACGAAGATGTAATACAAGCTCATCTAAAGAACTACATAGATGCTACTTACAATCAACATTATGCTCAGGCAAAGACACAAACTACAGAAATAGTATTTGAGAATGGGCATGGTGAAGGCTTTTGTATTGGCAATATAATAAAATATGCACAGCGTTTCGGAAAGAAAGACGGCAGGAATGATAAAGACTTATACAAAGTCATTCATTATGCAATTATTCTTTTAGGAAACATACAAGAAGAAAAAGAACGAGCCTTCATTGACTATGATGAGCAAATACAAATGGATATGGACTAGTGGCAATCAGAAAGAAAAAACAAGAAAAGTTAGACGAAGATAACTTAAGCAGAGTACAGGAAGCTCTTGCTAGCACTACTCCTATTACGAAAAAAGAAGCGTGTGAAATGTTAAACATTAGTTATAATACTACTCGATTAAACAGAATCTTGGAAGACCATGAAGAAACTTTGCGTTTTAGAGCTACAAGAAAGTCTCAACTAAAGGGTACAAAAGCAACAGACGCTGAAATAAAACAAACAATAGAGTGGTATTTAGACGAACGACCAATATCAGACATTGCAAAGGCAATGTATCGTAGTTCTACTTTCGTAAAGAATATAATTAACAGAGTAGGAGTACCAGAAAAAAGACCAAAAACAGAACAACAGGGAAGTGGTTACTTACCTGAAGAATGTGTATGTGATACTTTTGAACAAGGAGAAAAAGTATGGTATTCACGAAAAGACTTACCAGCACGAGTTATTAAAGAAATTCCTGCTCATGGTAATACAAATTATGAAAATAAATATGGCAGTAAGTGCTACCAAATTTATGTAATAGAATTAACAAACTTTGAAAGTCCTTACTTTGGCTTTATCAAAGAGGGTGGTTACTATGCCACAGCACTTGCCTATGACTTAGGCGGGTTAAAACACTTAGAAAAGTACGGCGCAATAATATAGGGAGAAGAACACATGGAACCATGGACAGTAATACTGTCTCTCTGGTTAACTACATGGCTTATGCTAGTATGGAGAACATACCCTATTAGTATGCGCATGATAAGTAACAGTCCGAAAGGATCAATTATAACTAAATGGAGATACCTACACTTTGTAGTGTATGTAGTATCATTATTTGCAATAACGCCATTTATATCGCAAGTCGCTTTTTCAGATAGACTGCGTAAAAAATGGGTGATAGCTTATGTTAATGGTATATTAGGGAGACAAAAATGAAAGAAGTATTAAAAAGAGCTTTAGTTGCCAAATACACTGGAGAACTAGCTGAAGCTAACGCAAATATTGCTGTATATTTACGCAATCCTTCAGGGATTGGTGAACATTCAGATATAGTAGCGGCTATAAATGAACAAGTAGAAAAGGGCGCAAATGCCAAGGAGAAACTTGACTTCATCACTAGCCTAGATGGTTAAGGAACTAAAAAATAGTTCTTGACTTAGCGTCTATTTTTCTGTATAATATTAATATATGGGAGATAGATTTTATCAACAACAACTCGATAAGTTCGGCACTTGTGCAG